GTTCCTGTTCCGTTAAGAATTGCGTTGTCTAAAGCTTTTGCGATAGATTTTGCTAAGCGGTCTTCAATGTGACCTGCCAAGTTAATAAGTGAGTTTTCGATGATGATGTTAGGAACTGCTACATAGCCACCCAGTCCGAATCCATCAAATTCTACACCTTCCAAGGCATCGTCTAATTCGTCAAGTGCTGTTTTACCGATTTCAAACCAAATCGCTGACGGAATATCTCCTGCGATAACCGCACGACTTGTGCCACCAATTTTTTCAACTGTTACTTCTTGTAAAAGTGTTGAGTAGTCGCCAAGTTTTGATTCAATTCGGTCAATAACTTCGGTAGGCACTACTTTTTCAGCGCCTGTCAAACTGCGTTTTTCAGTCATTGCGTTAGCAAGATTTTGATAAAAACTGCGTACTTCCTCAATTTTAAGTGATTCACGAATAGTTAATACTCCGTTTGCGTTGCGTGTGTTAATTTGTTTAGCCATTTTTCTTTGTTCTCCGTCTTTCTTATCTTCTTTATCTTCGTCAGTTTCAGTTTTTGGTTGTTCGTCTTCAATTTGAGCCAATTCAGCTTCTAAATCAGTCTTTTCTTTTTCAAGTTTTGCAATTTCGTCAGCGTTTTCTTTAATTTTTTGCTCTAATTCATCAGCCGAATCTTCAACGACTTTGACATCTTCGTCAGTTTCAGCCTCGTCTAAAGCGACTTCAAGTTCTTTTTCTTCATCTTTAAGTTTTGTTTCGTCAGCTCTTAGCTCTGTGATTTTTGCTGAACGCTCTGTAATTTTTTTATTTAAAATCAATTGTTTTAATGCCATTGTTTAATTCTCTCCTTTAGTTGTTGTTTTCTAGTTTTTAAGTTTCTTTTTTCTAGTTGTTCTAGTTGTGCGCTTCGTGCCTCGACTGCGGTATCAGAATAGGCGGGAAAAGTAACAACGCTGACTTCAAATAATTCTATTTCTGTGATAGTCCATTTTACTGAACCATCTTCTCTTGTGTCCATAGTCTCATCTAAAATGCTAAAGCCAAACGAACATTGGTCTATGTCACCCCTTTTAACACGCTGGTACAAATTGACTGCTTCACTGTCGTCAGGGTTTATTGTAATTTCGCCGAACAAGCCTTTTTCATCAACGCTTAAACTCAAAGTTTTTGATTTTGTTCTTCCTAAAACTTTTGCTGTATCGTGGTCTGCCAATGCTCTAATGTCTGTTAAGTCAATATCTTTAAATGCTTTGTCAGAAATTTCTTCGTACATTCCGTCATAAATTTCGGTTTCTGTGTTGAATACAACAAAATATCCTGTTATTTTCATTTCATCAGTTTCATTGTTACTGTCTCTTGTCTGCAACTTGCCAATACTTCTGACTTGTTTTTTAAGATTTCTCATCTTGTAATTCGTCTCCTTTCATTTCATTTTCATCATCAATATCATCAATAATATTTTGAGTTAATTTATTTTGCTTACTCAAATCTTGTTGTAACAAATAGTTTTCCAACACGATTAAATCGTCCATCTCAGAATCGGGCGCTAAACCTAACCAATTTCTGCCTTCATTCCGTCTTAAAGTATTAACTTTTACTAAGTTTGTAATAGCATTGACTTGCTCGACAAGCGAATAATTGTAAAGTGAACGAGGGTTAAAATTAAAGTATTGGTCTTCTTCAACGATTAGTTTGTTTAAGGTCTGTTGAATAATTTGAGCAATACTCATAATTTTTGTATTAATAAAGTTGTTCCACTCGTCCTTGCTATAAGTTCCCACGCCTAAGACAAAGGCTGGAATGCCTAAGATGCTTGCTACTGTTTGTTTATCGACCTTGATTGATTCATGAATCGCTAGGTCTTCTAAAGTCAAAGGTTTAATTGTCTGAAAATTTACTAAGCCATCGGGTAGCAAAAGCGGTTTGTTTTTATCCTTGCGTTTCAAGTATTTTTCTTCAAATTTCTCTCGCTCATCTTCGTCTAAATCCGCATCGCTATCAATGAGCATCACTAAACTAGGCATATACTCGCTACTCATAAAACTTCGTTTTGTTGCTGAAGCCTGTCTCAAATTATGTGTGACATCGCTTAAACTTACACGATAACTACTACCCATAAAAGGCAAATCGTCCTTTGGATTTAGCACAAAATGTAATAACGAATCAGGCGCATAGTCTTTTTCTTTGTATTTTATTTCATAATCAAAATCATTTTTATCGTCATAATAAAACCTAATTTTGTTATCAGCCAAAGGTCTCAGCTCAATTGTCTTACCACCTCTCGTCAAGGGCATTACAACCGCATTACCTGTCAGCATCATAGATTTCACAACCCAAAAAATAAATGATTTCCTTGTTTGATAATTGTTGGGCTTAATGTCTACTAATCTGCTCAAGTCATTTTTAATTCTTGTATCGCCTTTATCGCCATTTTTCATTAGCTGAATTGTCATGTTGCTAACAAGGTCTGCAATTGTATTAATCGCTGTCAAGACTTCGGGACTATCAGCTAATCTTGTATAGCCCCCGACCAATAAACTTTTTGCATCTTCGCTCATGTAGTAGCCCATTTTGTTATTGCTTTTAGGGTCATTCGACCTTTTAAAAATATCTCTTATTCCCATTTTTCTATTCTCACCTCCTTTTATTTCAGTATATTTTTCATTTTCGCTTTGTTTTCCATATCTTCTAAAAGCGCCGTTGCTCCAAAAGTGCTTGCATCAAAAATATCTATTTTCATATTCTTACTTATTTTATTCATTTTGAGCCATCCATTATAAATTTCATCGGCTTTGACATTGCTTACACAATATTCATACGACCTGTTATGCAAATAGTAGAACTCGCCATTTTTAACTTTGTTTTCAATTCGTCTGATACCTATTGTTTTTAGGCTAGGCAACTGACTAGCATCTTTGAGTTTAAATTTTTCTGATTTCATAATAAGCGTAAATTCTAAAGCCGATTTTCTGTCATAATTTACTTGCTTGATTTTGAATCCTTTGGCTCTCATATCAACAAACCAGCTTGCAATGTCGCTACTCTGAACAACATCAGTGTTTGATAGTGTTGCCCATCCTTCTTCTTGCCATTCCTGAAGTGGCATATTTGATTCTTGTGCCTTAGCAATCGCTAAAGATAAAGGGAAAAAGGCTTGTGTGATAACAATGTCAATGTCTTTTGTTATTGTGTTGTTGTTTTTGTCAGTTGTTTTGTATTTATAGTTTGCATAGATACCGCTTGCTGACAAATCGTGTAAAACTGATAAGTCTGCGAATCCATACCATGTCAAATTGAGTTTTAATAAATCATCAATTGTAAAATCATATAAGCTGTCTGAGTATTTAAACTCGTCAATATCAAAGAAACTATGACTTGATGTTGTGAACACATTCAATGTTTTGTTTTTAAATTCGTTTCGTGTGCCTTCGTCACTATCAAGTGCGATTTTGGCATCATTTACAAGCAAATCTAACGAAACTGTTTCGTTTGCACTAGGATTGACTGCCTCGATTAAAATTGGGTCATCAATTTCTGTTATTTCGTTTGTCATCGGATTTAAGAAATTGCCCTTGTTGTCTCGTGGCGCTGTACACAGATAGATAAAATATCTATCATATTTTTGAACATCTTTTATAGTTTTGTTTAATACTTTTTTTAAAAGCTCTACTCGCTCATCTAAGAAACATCCTATACTATCGCCTGCTGTTGAAACTGCTAAAAGCATGCGTGAGCCACTATAACTTTTCATTGCATCCTTCATAAGCGTATATCTTTTCGGGCGTTTGAAAGCATGTACTTCATCGGCGATTATTGTATTAGCTATTAGTCCATCAAGGTATTTTTCGTCAGCGCCTATCGCACGAATCTCTATGTGTCCTTGCCCAACATCACAATTTATGCTGTGTTCCTGATTGTTTGCACGCATTTTAGGCTTAAACTTGTTCTTGTTATGTTCAAGATTAAGATTGTGCTGAATAAAGTTAAATGATACTTTTGCTTGACTTAATGAGTTGGCTACTATATATGTAGTCGCTCCGCTATTCGCATCAATTAAAGACTTAGCCCATGTTAGGCTTGCGACAAATGTTGTCTTGCCAGATTTCCGAGGCAAGAATAGCAAAACTTCTTGATAGCGCCTTATATTAGTGTCTTTTAAAAAGAACCCGAATAAATTTACTGTTACAAATATCTCCCAGCGAGTTAATTTTATGGGGTTTAATCGTGCCGATGTTCCATCAACATTTTCACCCTTCTCAGGAAAAATCGTACCTTCAATCAAGTCAATCGCAAAATCGAATTGATTCGACTTAAAGTCTAAGTCTGTTCTTTCTAAATCATCTAAAAATCTTTGACACGCTTGTATTTGCTCTAGGTTCGCTATTTTTTTGCCTGTGATTAAATCATTTGCAAATTCTAAAGCTGTTTTAAAGTGAATGCTTTTAATTTTTGATATATCCAAGCACATCACCCACTTTTCAAGCCATCGAACAACTTGTTAAAAGGGTCATCAGCGGTAGCTTTAATATTAATTTCGCTGTCTTTGTTAGCTTTTGCGTTTAACATCAGTCTATCGCTATAAGTTCCAATGTCTTTCCTAAGATTTTCCAAGGATGCAAGAATCGGGCTTTTTTTACCATCACTTTTTTCGGTTGCAACGACTACTTCATATCCTGTTTCTTCAAACTGTTTCGTCAAAATGTAGTATTGCAACAACAAATCTGAGTACACTTCAATCAACTGATTATACTGTTTTTTATATACATTAAGCTCTTTCATATAAGCTATCGTTCTTCGTTTTATCGTGTCTTTCGATGCGATATTTTTATAAACCATTTTTCTTGCTCCTTTCTCTAAAATCTGGGAAAAAATATTTTGAAATGTTTTGAGGTGGGGAAATGACCCCATCGTCCCTTTTCCCACAAGGTTGTCAAGCACTTTTAGAAAGTGGGGGGCATCTGCAAATTTCTATTTTGTTGTTATTTTATTTTTTATTTTTTTAAATTTTAAAACCTAGTCTCGAACTTTTTCATTTTTATTTTTAAAATAAATTTCAAAATCTTTTTTCTTTTTATCTTGCCATTCAAGCCCAAGCCTTGTCGCTGTGTCATTGTGTCTGTTGTGCATCTTATTGTGACAACTGTTGCATAAGCTAACTAAGTTCCAATTCGTTAAACCTAATTCAGAATAATCTTCATAAAAAAATATATGATGAACAACCTGTGCTGTCGTTGTCTTATAAAACCTCTTGCAATTTTGACATTCATATTTATCATTTTTTAAAACTCTTAATCGTTTGCGTTCCCATTTTTTATCGCTGTAAAAACTTGTATTCCTTGTTCTATTAATCTCAAACCTCCTTAAAAAGTGATACAATAAACTTAATAATAAAATATAGGAGGTTTTATGTATATATTACAAACCCAATCTACGAATCAAATTTTATCATCAAAAGTGATACTAGATTCTATCATCCAGTATTTAATACCAATAACTTCTTTTTTAGTTTCATTTGTTGCTTTTGGGTTTACTCTAATAAGGTTTAATAATGAGAAAGCTAAATTAAAAGTTTCTTTTCCAGATACAGATTCTACCGAAATGATAGTTGATAGGACAAGCAATAAATCACCTGATATATATTGGCAATATAAATTTCGTTATATACCCAGTGTAATAATCACTAATAAAAGTTCTAAACCCATTTCAATATACGAATTTATTTTAAATGGAAGCACATGGAACTTGTACACTAACTATGGAGAAAAATACGAAACAACATATAAAACAAATCGTTTTAAACAAAGTGGTCTTATTTTCACCATTGCTGATAATGAGGAAAGTTTAAACTATAATTTGTCTGAAAAGAATATGCTCCAACCAGTGATAAATCTTGCCCCTTATGAAACTGTACACGGAAATCTTTTTTTTATGTATGATACTCCACTTCCCAATAAAGCAAAAATGATAATTAAAACTTCTCGTAAAAATATCAAAATAAAAATCAATAAACCGAGACAGACAATATCACTTCTCGTGACTGATTATGTCCGACCAAAACTAGATTAACTTCATCAGGCGTTACGCCAAAATTCTTTAAAAACTCAACTAGCAATCTATCTCTAAATTGTTCAAGTGTTTCATCATCTCGCATTTCACTAACTCCTTTGTTTTCCTACCTAAAAATTACATCTGTAATCAATACAATCAAAAAAATAAAGGGTATTAGCAAACCCTTCAAATTTTTTAGAATAATAAGTGAAAAGAATAAAACGACATTATAAAAAATGGACAAAACATTATTTTCTTCTTCTTCACTAAGTATACTCCGCCTATCCTCACTTTTTCATCACGAAATTTTAATCAAGTAAAAATAAAGAAAAAAGCTAAGTCATTACAACTTAGCCTTTTATTTATCAATTTTTTATCGTCTTTTATATTTAATAATAAAAGTTATAGATTATATTGAATATAAATCATTATTAATGGTATAATTAATTTAAATATACATGGAGGATTGTATGAATATAAATGTTGAAACATATGACTTTACCAATCAAAAAATTGTCAGCGAGTTTGTTAAAGATTTTGATTTGCCAACAAAATGTCCACATTGTAATCAAACTGGTATTCAACAATTTGTAAATGGAGTTTTAATTGAAGACAACTCTAAAGAAAAAAATCTATTTTTTTATGGACAATTAGTAAAAAGTTTTAGCATTGTCACTTGTTGTCTTAGCTGTAAAAATTATAGTACTAATATCATAAATTACCAAAATGATTCTAGAAATGATAGTTACTATATATCATTAGAATCTACTTTTCCACCTTTCGAGGAAATAGAAAATGACCCCCCTCAAAATATAAAAGATGAATATCCTAATTTTTATAATATTTGGAAAGAAGCAACAGAAGCTAAAAATTCTGGCTTACATAATCTTGCTGGTATGGGTTATAGAAAATCAATTGAATTTCTTACTACAGATTATCTACTAAAAAATCCAATTGAGGGTGTTACTGAAGATTGGATAACTAGTCCCAAAACGACATTAATACAAAAGATAAATAAGTTAGATAAGCCTAGACTTGTTACGCTTGGCAAAGCAATTGCATATCTTGGAAATGATGAAACACATTACACACGAATACATGAAGATTATTCAATGGATGATTTAATAAGTTTTATTGACTTATTCATTTCAGAAATAGAAAGTGATTTAAAATTTACAAAAGCAGAAAAATTGATAAAAAGACCAAAAAAATAATATTGAAAAAAATCTCTATCTAAGTAGAGATTTTTTATCTATGCCACCGCCTTTAATTCATTTTCAATCTTGTCTCTTTCAGCATAAATGACATTCACAAGTTTATAAGCAAACTGTCTACCTTTATTTTCTCTAAACATCGCTAAAGCAATTTCTTTGTCAATACTATTAAACGCTTTACTAAACAAATACTTGCATTTGCTATCATGTAAATCTAGCAAAGCCTTGTAAATCTTGATTTCGTTGCTGTCCTCACATTCCAAAACAGAAACAACACTATTAGTTAATTCCAATCTTGTATTCAATTTATTCGCTCGCTCACTCACAACTTGATATTTATCTTTTTTCTTCTCGATTGCCTTAATTGTCCGATTCAAGCGATTGTTGAAACTCTTGGCGTTTAATTCAAGATTCTTCATAGTGCTGTCAACGCCCATTCCCAAAACACTCTTAACAAAAGTTGCTTGACTTTTAGTCAGATTATCTTCGCAAATATCAACCGCAAATGCCTTGTTTTTATTGCTAGTTAGCTGTGTATCGTCATAAACATATTCGCCTGACAAACTAGGATACTCATCAAAATAAAATTCTTTTGCGTGTATTTCGTCAATGTAATTTACTTTTACTTGTTGCCACTCCTTTTTTTTGCCTTGTCGATATTTTCCCAAATCTGATATAAATTCTTCATTTGTCAACTGAAAAGCCTTTTGAAAACAATATCTTTCTATAGCAATATAACTAGCCCCCAAACTATTGTTTCGCTCGTAAATTTGCAAAGCTTCCCACAAATTGCTAATAAGCGAATCCTTAGCTGGGTTATAATCTTTAGTAGAATACTTCCCAAATTTTCTGTTTAACTTATTCGCATAAACCTCAACCCATTTGCTCATCAACATTTTTTCGATTATTTCATTTTTTAATTCTACAGTTGTCATTTTTTTCTTCTTTCGTTTTTGCTTTTGTTTTGCGAAAAAAGAATCCCCTTATTTTTAAACTGTTATTGTAATTGTTACTATTTTTTAGTTATTTGTTCTGACATAAACATCATTTTTATCTTGATGTCTAAGTCTGTATCTAGCTCTGTACTCAAGATTTTCGTAAAATTCTTTTATTGCATAGTCTTCCCATCCATCTTCTTTTATATAAAGTTCTTTTTTTGTGTCTACAACTAATTTTAAAAAGTCTTTTTCTAGTGCATCTTTAACACGATATTCTTCATAATACTTACTAAGTTCTGCTACAACATCTAAATATTCACTCTTATTTTCTACAAAACCAAGCAATTGATAGCCATTGAAATTAGGTGCGTCCCAATATTCAGGCGATAGCAATAATTCAACAAATTCTTCTTTTTCTTTTTGTGTCATTTTAATTTCAACTTCCATTTTTTAATTCTCCATTTTTATATATTCTATTTTATTTTTATTTTATCTAACTACTAATTTATTATCTGTACTCGCAAACTCAAAAATCGCATTTCTATCAGACCATTTTAACGCCTGCGTAAATATTTGTAATTGATTATCTTCGCTGTCCCAGTCAAAACTGTGTTCACCGTCAAGTTTCTCAATCAAATATTCGTTTCTAAAAATCGGTAAACCTCCAACAATTCCATTCTTTGATGAACTTTGGCAATCATATAATAATTTTGTATGCCCAATAAAATTTCTCTGATACATTACTGTCTTGTGATTGACTATCCAATCTTTATAAACGCCTTTAAGCATTAATTTTTGTCTGCTGTAGCTACTGTCTTTTGTGATATGCAAACACCAATATTTACCATCTCTTACTGCTATTAAGTCAACGCCCATTACAGTGTCAATTAAATTATGTCTAAAAACTTGATACCCTAGCAATTCCAATTGTTTTGATGTCATAACCTCTATTAAATAACTTTTATATGCTCTGTCAGCACGCCACACAATGCAATTTTTAATAAATTCTTTGTGTTTATCGTTATACCACCCAACATGTTTAAGATGTCTAAAGCTATATTTTAAATATGCTTTCCTGTATTCAAATTGTGACGGTAAGCGCCGATACTTCATTTCAAAGTTATGAAAAAATCT